CATGTGGGTGTTGCGGCCACCTTCGGCGAACTTGATGCCGGACTTGTGCCACGCGAAGCAGGTGCGGACATCGGTCGAAGTGTTCCGAGTCAGCAGTTCGGTGCGAACGAACTTGAAGCCAAGGAAGCGGTCGATCTTGCCGTCCACGAGCGCTTTCACGCTCGCGTAGTCTTCGGAGGTCATTTTGTCCACCAACAGCATATCTTGGAGCTGCTGTGAGGAGTGAGCAAAATAACGGTCGCCGTCATCGACTTCCTGCTCGTCCAAGAGCTTCTTGGCGCGGCTGATCTTCGCCAGTGTCAGGCCGCTGTTAGCGGTCGAACCAGAGGCGACGTAATCAACAGCGATGGACATCCCGCCAGAGAACGAGTTAGAGGTCGTGCCGTTCTCGCCGATGTAGCGAGTGCCATCGAATGCCTGGATGATGACGCGGTCTTTGGTGCGGTTAGAGGCCGCAGCCATAGATGCCACTTCATCAGAGTCAGGCAGAGCGATGGTGCCAAGCTGGATTTCATCATCTTCATCGAAGACGATGACCTTCTCGAACTTGCGTCGGAAGATCCAGTAGCTTTCGCCGGTCGAATCGCCGTCTGGCGTGTCGCCTTTGCGTTCGGTGACTTCGGACATTTCGCCTTCGTCGAGTTGGTTGAACTTGCGGCGTTTGCCGGTGATAGTCGTCGGCGTCACGGCGGTGCCGAGACGAGAGTCCATTTGTTGGGCGAGCATTTCCCAATTTTTGGAATACTCGGTTTCAAAGTAGGTAGGTAGCTGGTCACTCATAGCGCATAAAGAGATTGGATGATTGCGAGAAATGGCTTTTCCGAGTCGTGGATTTGCCGGGTGTTACCCTCTCGCGGGTGTCTCTTTCGAGGCCGCTGCTTGGCTCTCGCGGGTATCCCTGGCAACAGGGGCCGCTTTGACTCTGTGGTGAAGGGGCGGAACTCTTTGCCAAATGTCAAACGAGAAATTTAATCCGCCTTAAAACCACACACGGCACGAAGCGATTGCATGGGAAATGCCGGGCCAGGATCGACCTTCCGGCTTGGTGCAATGTCATCATGGCCGACGACGTCGTCGAGCTTGTAGCGAGCAACGAGCGCCTTGGACACTTCTTCGCATGCGTTGAGTTGCGCGATAGGATAGGCTTCCCACTTCTTGATTGTGCCACCGTTTTTGTGGCGGGCCTCGACCGGCGGGAACTGTGACCAGCGCTTCGTCAGACGCTCGTCGTCGCCAGCGTTGGCTAACTCGATGCCGATGGAGCACGAGTTCAGATTGCTGAACTGTTGCCAGCGCGAGACGCCAGCGTGCCCGCAGGTGATGTTGAACGGGCGGCACTGGTAAACGGTGCCGTTGCGGTCGATGACGATGTGAGCGGAGGCACCCTTGGCATCTGGACTGCGCCAAAATTCAATCGAGCTTTCCGCTGTCGCTCCACTCGTGAAATGAATCACGAGGAAGCGACGAACGGGCATGGCAGAGCCGCCCGGTATCGGACGGCGCAAAGCTCCTTCGAGCCAATGGTCGGCGCTGATCTTCATCGGCGCTTCACGCGAGGTTGAGTTCCGTTGCGCTTGTGAGCTTCGGCGAGCTTGCGATCCACCCAACGGTCAAACCTGTGCATGACAAACATGACGAAGAGCAAGAGGCACGCGCCGACGAATGTCCAAGCTAGGGTTTGCGCGATCATGCTTTGACCCCCTGGAGCCGCATCATAAGCGCTGCGGCTTCCTGTTGGCGTGCTGGTCCTTCTTTGCCAAAGTAGGCGGCATGCCAAGGGTTGTTCGTGTTGCGGCGGATGTCTTCAGCCTGCGCCTTGCCATCCATCACGATGCCTGCCTTGTCGTTGCCAACGAGTGCGTCAGGCTTGATGAGGTTCGATACGGTCAACATCGCTTTCACGAACTTGGCGTTGTTGGCAAGTTCGTTGTCGTTGATGTCGAAGCCTGCCATCTGCGCAGCCTTTGCGGCCTTGCCAAGATTCGCATCAAAGTCAGCGCCCCAGTCTTTGCGCAGTTCAGCCTCCTGCGACTGGACGAACTCATCAAGCTTTGCCTGTCCCGATTGATGCAGCTTCGCCATGCGCTGCATGTCAAACTCCACCAGTTTTTGCGCCGCAGCCGGAGGGATGTTGAGCGTGTGCGCTAGCTTGGCGAAGTCGCCGATCTCGGCCTCGTTCCACGTCAGACCTTCGGGCAGCTTATCCGGCTTGGCGATCTTGTAATCCTCGACTTTTGCCGGGACGCCAAGCACATCGCGGATCTGCGCGTTGAACTTCTCCACCTCTTCCGGCTTTGCGTCTGAAGCGGGAGCCTTAAGCGTGGACTTTTGACCGATGAGCTTCGATGCGTTGGCGTGGCCACGCATGAGTTCGAGCGGGTTCGGATACTTCGCCAGCGTAGCAGCCGAAGGCTTGAGATCGTCAGGCAAAGCGGCGTCCCAGCCCGCTCTGAAGTTGCCTTTGTCATCGAGCGCGGAACGGAAGTCCCAAGCGGACGATCCGCCGCCTTCGCCGTCGCCTTGTTGCGATTGTTGCGATTGCTGCTGACTTCCGCCGCCGTCGTTCGAGGCACGTCCAAGCAGAGTTCCGCCGCCGCCGCCTTGGCTACCACCGTCGCCGCCGTCGTCTTCGAGAATAAATCGTGGGTGAAGCTTCATGGCTTATGCGTCCCCCTCTCCGGTGAAGTCGTTTTCCTTGGGCGTGTCCTTTTTCTCCCCTGGCAGCTGCTCTTGCAGCTTGGCCTCGGCTTTGAAGAACTCTGCCGTTGAAACCGGAACGCGGCGGTTGGTAGGGTAGCGAGCGGCGATTTCCGCCAGCGTCGCATGAGATTTGAACCACGCGACGTATTCGGGCGTCTTGTCACCCATAGCCGGGTGCTTAGCTGGAGGCTGTGGAATCTGGCCTGCGTCAGCGAGTTTGTGAAGGCGCTCGACGGCAGAACTGCCCGGCTGAACTACGGGAGGCTGAACAATTGCAGGAGCTTCAGGCGCGTCTTGAATCAGTCCGCGCCGCACCATCTCGGCGGCAAGTTCGTCGTCGCTCATGTCGGCGAGAGATGGCAGCGCTTCGACCTTGTCCTCGTCTGCTTGTCCCGGTGCGTCGCCGGCAATGAATTGCAGGTCAACAATGCCCGACTCCTTGCGGATGGCTCCCTTGACCGTCGGGCCGACTTTGTTTTTCAGGTGGCAAACATTGCCGTCAATGGTGCCGATCACAGCGCCGTCATTCGTGACGAAGCCTTCGTTGATTTCGATTTTCATGGTGGTGGGTTAGAGTGCCCGCGTTGGTTTGTCGGAAAATTCGTCATCTTCCAACAACTCCGCGCCGCGAGCTTGGCGTCGGAGAAAGTAAGCCAGCACATCTTTCTGGCCGTCGCGTTGAGCGGCAGCGTGCGGGTTAAAATTGTCGGTAGCCTGGAACACAGGCCGGAACATGCCGAAATGCTGCTGTGCCGCTGTGAGAACGACGTTAAACGCTTGCGAGCCTGCAAGCTCAGCCCATGCGGCATTCAGCCTTGCAGCGCGGTCCTTTCGCTTTGCTTCGATCTCTTCGGCAGCTGTCATGCTTGCGTGTCGGTAATGAATGCCTCCACCTCGGAGATAGCGTCAACGTCCTCGTGCTTTTCCCAAAAGTATTCATTACCAAACTGAAAGCGCCGGTCCTCGTATTCAGCCCACAGAGTGGCAAGCATCTTGTCACGGACTGCAAGTTGGCAAGCCATGTCGCAAAGCTCTTCGGTCATTGCGGCAACATGCCGAATGTAGTGTTCGCCCAGGCTTTCGGAATCTTGTGGCGGGTAAATCATGCGATGAGCTTGGAAACCGTGTTCAGGAACCGAGCGTGCGCGTGTTCAGCCAGTTCCAAGGCGTCGCGCTCGTCAAACCCAGCGGCATGCGGAAGGGCAAAGCGATCCTCAAACTTGCGTCCCTTAAACTGGAACTCAAAGCGGAAGCAGTTAAAGCCTTCGATGAAAGCGCGGAGGCGACGTCGAAACGGTAAACCAGCAGGTCATTTCCACGGGTGAACGATTGCGCGAGATCTAATTGTGAACGCTCACTCATGCCGCCATTGCTCCTTTCAGTGCCTCGACTCCACCCAGGTTTCCAACGGCTTTGGCTCCCTGTTCAACTGCTTGCATCTGCGCAGCTTGTGCTTGTGCCTGCGCCTGCGCCTCCATGCGCTGCTGGACGACTTCCTCGTCAAGGATGTAGTCGGTAGGAACGCCAGCATCACGAGCGCTGCCACGCGCCCAACGAATCCAATCGAATGGCTCCATGACTTCGGGCCGCAGAGGAGCAAGCGAGACAATGCGCTGAATGTGCCGGTCGGCGTCGATGTTGCGGAGCGATTTAATCGCCAAGGCGAGGCGAGACGAAAAGGTGACCATCGGATTCGGCACGATGCCGACGAACTCAGAGACGCGCTGAATCGCCTCTTGCGGAGGCGTTGGCAGCATTCCGGATTCCATCCACAGGTTGAACAATCCTTGGAGCATCGGCGTGTGCTTTTCGTTCACGATCCGCGAGAACGCCGGAGTGATGGCGGTGATCTTTTCGGCCGCACGCTCGTTGATTTCTGTGGCAGTGCGGATGCCGTCCAACCCTTCAAACATGTTGAAGAGTTGCGCGTGAAACTTCGCACGAATGGATTCCTGGCGCATCTTGACGCGGTCCTGGCCGACGTTGTAGTCACCACCGATTTGCAGCGGCTTCGGCTCCATCATTCCCGTGTCGATGTAGGTGATACCGCCAGCCGAGAGCACGATGTCACCTTCCATTCGGCTATCGGCGATCATAGCCGGGCGCACGCGCTTCTCGGCCTCGCAGTCCATCATCATCTGGAGGAAGTTGATTTGCCGAGTGTCTGGCAATGCGGCAAAGCCAGGGCCGTAGCCGTAGGCGGTCTTGCCTTCCAGCGCCGTCCATTTCAAAAAGCGCCCGACGCTGAACGGGAAATAATCGAAGCCCGATTCCTTCAGCGTGTGCTTCTCACCAAGCTCGACGTAGTAGCTTGCGAAGGCTTTGCCCCAGTCGGCCATGCGGGCAATCTCGTTGTCGGGGCGCTCGCTTTCTGGCCGTGGGTAAACGGCATGCAGAATCTTGATCTTGGCGAGCTTCTTTGTGTCGTCGGCCAGGGCTTCGCGGGACTTGGTGGACAGGTTATCAGCGCCGAAATGCTTGGCGCTTTCTTCGATAGTCCACTCAAACTCGCGAAACAAAACATCGACCACGCCGAAGCGATTCTCCTCGATGCAGTAAGACGCAGTGGGAAGGTGCT